AGATCGGCGAGAAGCGGCTCCTCGAGCAGTTCGACCTCACCGAGATCGACCTCTTGAACCGGTCGCCGTTCCGCTGGTGCGATCTGTTCGGCGACGACCAGGCTCTCGTCGCGTCGGGCTTCGATGCCTGGGGCGGCGTGTTCTTCGACGGCGAGCACTGGCATGCGGTCGGCAAGCCGCGGCAGGGCCGGCTCAGCCATCTCGCCATCGGCACGCGGCCGCAGGTGCTGTCGGCAGCCGACGATTTCCTGCGCGGCATCGAGAGCACCGATGCGGCGAACAAGAGCCGTCGCTGGCTGAAAGACCCGGCCTCGGACAGGCAGCGCCAGCTGCTGACGCGCGCCGGCCATCCGGCGGCTTCGCTCGACTTCGGCCTCTCCAAGTACGCCGCCAACTGCCACCTCAACTTCCTCTGGCATCGCGACGCCATCCGCTCGGCGGTGTTCGCCACCAGCCCGCGGAGGGCGGCATGATCGCGCTTTGGATCGCCGCCGATGTCGCGGCAACGAGCCTTCTGGCATCCGCGTGGCGTGCTCTGCGCAGTGTGCAAGCGCCCGGCCGCTGGCTTTGGCTGGTTCGACCCGGCACGGCGGAAGGTATCGCCGCCCTCGCACTGGTTCTGCTCGATCGGCTGCCAGGGCTACTGGTGGCGGCGGCACAAGGACTCGGCCGGCATGTTTGACCTGCAGCCCGAGGAGAAAGCCGCCATCCGCGCCGCGGTCAAGCCGGTCGCCGAGATCATGAACGAGATCGGCTGGCTCACCCGGCTCTGCGACCTGAGCGAGGCGCAAGTGTTGACGCTGATCGAGGTCGCCGTCGGCGGATACCAGGACGCCATGCAGGCGATGGCGAAACCGTCGGGAGAGGAAGTCCCGTTTTGACGGAAGCCGCCTCCGTGCTCGACTTCAATCACCGGCCGAAGCCGCCGTCGTTCGCCGACAGGATCAACGTGCTGATCGACGGCGCGCTGGTGGCCGCCGACCGGGTGCGACCCCCGCGCGGCTACCTTGGCGGCTCGCGCTTGGGCGATCCCTGCCAGCGCCGGCTGCAGTACGAGTACCTGGACGTGCCGCGGGACGAGGGCGCTGGCTTCTCAGGTCCGCAGCTGCGCATCTTCGCCGCCGGGCACGCCTTCGAGGACCTCGTCGTCGGCTGGCTGCGTGACGCCGGCTTCGATCTCCGCACCCGCAACCGCGCCGGCGAGCAGTTCGGCTTCTCGGTCGCCGGCGGCCGCATCCAGGGGCACATCGACGGCGTCATCGTCGGCGGACCGGACGGCTTCGCCTACCCGGCACTGTGGGAGTGCAAGTCGGCGAATGCCAAGAACTGGCGGGAGATCGTCAAGCGTGGCGTGACGCTGGCGAAGCCGATCTACGCGGCGCAGGTCGCGCTCTATCAGGCCTACATGGGCCTGACCGAGCACCCCGCCGTCTTCACCGCCGTCAACAAGGACACCTCGGAGCTCTGGCACGAGGCGGTGCCGTTCGACGCCGCCCTCGCCCAGAGCGTCAGCGACAAGGCCGTCCGCATCCTGCAGGCGAGCCAAGCCGGCGAATGGCTGCCGCGTCTCGCCGTCAACCTCGATCACTTCGAGTGCGCGCTGTGCGCCTGGAAGGAGCGGTGCTGGTCATGACCGCTCCTGATACCACCCTCGCCCCACCGCCGGTGCAGCCCGACGCCGGCATGATCGCCACGTTCATGGACGCGGTGTTCGGCTACTGCGAGGGCTTCGTGCCGATCCGCGCGCTCGCCGAGAAGGGCGGGCCCGACCGGCCGCCGCACACGCCGTTCATCGCCTCCGACGGCGAGCTCGGCGCCAAGACCGCAATGCAGGCCGCATGGGCCGCCGATGCCGGCATGGCGCTCTACGCCGTGCCCGGCACCGTCGCCCGGCCGGGCGAAGCGAGAGCCGAGGATGTAGCGCAGACGCAGGTGGTGCTGGTCGATCTCGACCACGGCGACATCGGCGCCAAGCGCGAGCATCTGATCCGGCACCTCGGCGAGCCCTGCCTCGAGGTGGCGTCGGGCGGCGTCACCGCCGAAGGCCAGGCGAAGCGGCACCTCTACTGGCGGCTGACCGAGCCGGCGGAAGGCGAGGACATCGCCCGCGTCTGCCGGCTCAGACACATGATCGCCGTCAAGGCCGGCGGCGATCCGGCGTTCCGCTCGCCGCATCAGCCGATCCGCATCGCCGGTTCAGTCTACCACAAGAGCGGCACCCCTCGACTGGTGCGAATTATCGGTCAGCGGGCACGTGACCACGACCTCGCCGAGCTTGCCGAGGCGGTGATGGCGATGCCACCGCGGGAGGGCACCGCCGCGTCTGTCTCCGATCTCGATTTCAACGACGCCGGCACCGGCAGCATCGAGGACATCTTCGTGCAGCGAGTGCGCGAGGGCGGCGCCGACGGCATCACCCGGTTCGAGGCGATCAGCAAGGTGATCGGCTACTGGATCCGCCGCGCCCGGGACGGCCACGTCACGCCGGCCGGCGCCTGGGACGAGATCGTCGCTTACAACGAGGCGCGCGTCGATCCGCCGTGGCCGCTCGACCGGCTGCAGGCCGAGGCCGAACGGCTGTGGAAGCGCGACCGCGAGAACAATGGCGCCATCGCCGCCGAGGGCGGTGCCGACGACGGCGGCAACGACGGCGTCGTCCTTCCGGTGGGCTTCACAGAGGACGCGCTGGCGCTGGAGTTCACCGGCCGCCACGGCGACGACTGGCGCTACGTCGCCGGCTGGGGCCAGTGGCTCGTGTGGTGCGGCACCCACTGGCAGAAGGAGACGACGCTCCGCGCCTACGATCTCGCCCGCCTCGTCTGCCGTGACGCCGCCCGGCGCTGCAACAACCGCAAGGTCTCGACCAAGCTGTCGACCGCGGCGACGGTCTCGGCGGTGGAGCGTCTCGCCCGCGCCGATCGCCGCCATGCCGCCACCACCGAGGAGTGGGACCGCGACCTGTGGGCGCTCAACACGCCCGGCGGGGTGATCGATCTGCGCTCAGGTGCCGGCCGGCCGCACGACCGCGCCGAGTGCATCACCAAGATCTCCACCTCGACGCCGAAAGGGGAGTGCCCCACCTGGCGGGCGTTTCTCGCCACCGTCACCGGCGGCGATCCCGAGTTGCAGGCCTACTTGGCGCGGATGGCGGGATACGCGCTCACCGGGGTGACCTCGGAGCACGCGCTGTTCTTCCTCTACGGCACCGGCGCCAACGGCAAATCGGTGTTCGTCAACACGCTCGCCGCAATCCTCGGCGACTACGCCACCAACGCGCCGATGGACACCTTCATGGTGGCGCAGGGCGAACGCCATCCCACCGACGTGGCGGGGCTGCGCGGCGCGCGGCTCGTCACCTCGATCGAGACCGAGCAGGGGCGCCGCTGGGCGGAAAGCAAGCTGAAGGCGCTCACCGGCGGCGATAAAATCTCGGCGCGGTTCATGCGCCAGGACTTCTTCGAGTTCACGCCGCAGTTCAAGCTGGTGGTCGCCGGCAACCACAAGCCCGCCATCCGCAACGTCGACATCGCCATGCGGCGGCGGCTGCACATGGTGCCGTTCACCGTCACCATCCCAGACCACAAGCGCGACCAGGCGCTGCCGCAGAAGCTGCTCGCCGAGCGCGACGGCATCCTCGCCTGGGCCGTCGCCGGCTGCCTCGAATGGCAGCGCTCAGGTTTGAAGCCGCCGGTCTCGGTCGTTGCCGCCACCGAGGAATACTTCGAGGCCGAAGACGCGCTCGGCCGCTGGCTCGACGAGTGCTGCCGCCGGACCATCAACGGCTTTGAGACAACGGCCGATTTGTTCGCTGCCTGGAAGACCTGGGCCGATGGCGCCGGGGAGTTTGTCGGCAGCCAGAAGCGGTTCTCGGAAAACCTTTCCGCCCGGAACTTTGACAAGGGACGCGAGCCCGGCACCGGCCGCCAGGGGTTTCTCGGCCTTTCATTGAACGACGCCGCCCGGAGAACCTTCAGTGAGGGAATCTACTGATGCGCGAATATCGTGAGACTTGGACCAACTGTGTGAAGGATGTGAAGGATCCCTTCGTTAACACCGTCACCCGCGCGCGTCGTGCGCGCGCGTATACGGCTGATAAGGGGGAAACCTTCACATCCTTCACAGACGCGAACAGTGCTGTCAGAAAACGCGCTCTGGTTGATGGCGCGCCACTGCTGATCCTGGCTCTCGATCTGGGGCAAAAGACCGGCTGGGCGGTGCGCAACCGCGACGGCGCGATCGCCAGCGGGACCCACGAGTTCCGCCCCGGCCGGTTCGAGGGCGGCGGGATGATCTGGCTGCGGTTCCGCGCCTGGCTGCAGGAGATCGACGAGACCGCGGGCGGCGTCGGCGTGGTGGTGTTCGAAGAAGTGCGGCGGCATCTGGGCACCGGCGCGGCGCACGCGTTTGGCGGCTACCTCGCGCACCTCACCGCCTGGGCCGAGGCGAACAGGATCCCTTACCAAGGCGTGCCAGTGGGCGCGATCAAGCGGCACATTGCCGGCAAGGGCAACGCCGACAAGGCCGCAGTGATCGTTGCCGTCCGCCGGCTGGGCTTCCAACCGGCCGACGACAACGAGGCCGATGCGCTGGCGCTGCTGCACTGGGCGATCGTCCATGGCGTGGGAGCCATCCGATGAACGGCGCCATGCTGCTGCTGCACGCGGCCGGGGTGATCGAACACCGCGAGCGGAGCTACGGGCCGCCGGCCGAGAGCTTTGACGCCATCTCCGTACGCTGGTCGCAGGTGCTCGGCATCGGCGTCACCCCGGCGCAGGTCGCGCTATGTCTCATTGATCTCAAGCTGGCCCGGCTCACCCGTGATCCGTCGCACCTCGACTCGATCGTCGATGTCGCCGGCTATGCCGCGTGCCTGCGGGAGGTGACGCGCGATGTCTGAGCCCAGGGGATCGCTGGAGCGGCATCTGCCGCAGTCAGCGCCGACGGAGCAGGAGCTTTTCGCCATGCGCCGGGCGGCGTGGCGTCGCCAGGGGATCGTCGTCATCCGGCCCGGCGACGTCCGCGACGACTGGACGCGGCAGGCCCTCGTGAACGAGGCGACGCGGCTTTACGGGACCAGGGAGGTCGCGTGATGGCCAGGCGAAAGCGGAAACCGAAGGCGCTCACAGCGGCCGTTGTCGCCGGCCTGCCGGTGATCCGGCGTCCTGACGATGTGCTGGAACCGGTGTACGAGGCTGATCCCGAGGGGCGGCCCGTGGTTCACCATCGCACTGTCGATACGCTCGGCATCATGCTGCGCGCCGGCACCATCACCAAGGAGATGCACGACGCGGCGCGCGACTTCCAGGCGCAGTTCACCATCGCCTGCTACGACACGCTGGTCTGCATGCGCTTTCAGCGCGATCCGTCGCGGGGCAACCGCGCCGAGTTGACGGAAACGCAGATCGATGCGCGGCGTCGGATCAGCGCAGCGATGGACGCACTCGGCGGCCTCGGCGGCCCGGCCGGCTCGTGCGTGTGGCACGTTGTTGGGCTGCAACGCTCGATCCGCGAGTGGGCGATGCGCCAGGGGTGGGGCGGACGGCCGATCGGCGAGAAGCCGGCGCAGGGCGTTCTGATCGCGGCGCTGGGTGTTCTGGCGCGACACTACGGGTACGCGCGCAGCTCGGAGAACAACATTTTGCGCGCTTGACACGCGGCCTCGCAAGATGTAGTGTTAGGCAATCGTTCGAATTGCGACTGAAGCACTTCCCACGGCGGAAGAGGATCGCACAAGGCACGGCAGGGCTTGGTGAGGGGGCGGGCATACCGCGACAACGGAATGACCCGTCTCTTACATCCTAAGGTAGCAGAAGAGACGAGCGCGAAGACATCAGGTCAGTTCCTCGTCTCGCAAGCCATTGATATATCTGGTTCCTTTCCAGTATACAACGTATGCTGGTGGGCGAGGCCCGCAAGATCGCTAGCGTGAGCCGCAAAAAC